CCCCCCGGTTCAAGCCGTAGTGTCGACGCGACCTCAGCGAACTGTCAAGGCACGGCGAGGAGGATGGGCTCTCCGCTGGGTACGTTCCAACAGCGGCAATTTACGTGGGCTGCCTCAAACGAGGTAGCCATCACGAACTTTTGGCCGTCAAGCGCGGCGCAGATCGGGCAGACACGCTGATCCATCGCCGTCCGCCATTCCCAGTAGCGGTAGCCCATGGCCTGAAACGCTACCTGCGCACCATGGCCGAGGAGGTTCGTCATCTCGGTGACAGCGATCATTCGCGCTCGCTGTGGGCCGAACAGCTCCTCTATCTGCTCAGCTACCCAGCGGGAGCCTCGCCCTTCGGCGCGTGCCTGCAGGATGGCCGCGCGAAGGGCATCCCGCCGAGTCGACGTCAGTTGTTGCCACCAGCGATTCGTGTAGGAGCGCGCTGCCCCGACGAAAGCCTCCTCAGGATTCACGCCGAACAGTTCCTCCATCGGCGGCAGCACGTAACCTTCATCCCCGAGCGCCTTCATGGCGTCGCTGTCGTTCTGGGCCAGCCAGGCGCCGAGGAGGATGATGCTCAGGGCCGCCTGAAAGAGCTCCTGCTCGACCTCCATCCGCATATCATCCCAGAGACGATCGTCGTGAACGACATCCTCAAGCGCCTTCACCGTGCCGTTCGCGATCCGGAAGGCCCGCCCCTCATCGTGGGTGTCTGCGTAGACCGAATTCCAGATGGCCACCCAGCGCCGGCGCTTGGGAACCGGCATCCGGCGCACGCGCTCCGGCAAACTTGGATCGGTAGGACCGCTATATGGCGTGTCAGTCCTCCTCGTCGAGCCGGCCGCGGAGACGACGGAACATGCGTCCCAGCACGGAACCGTAGAACGCCGTGGCCTCGTCCTCAGCAGCGAGGCGTTCCTCAGTGGGGCCAGCCCGAGAGAGGATGCCCTTCTCGACGGCGGTCTCCTCGTTTCGCGACGGCTCCTCACCCGCTCCCTCCGGCCCGGCTCCCTGTGGTTCCTCCGGCGCTTGGGCCGCAGCCTCCGCCTCCCGGGCAATGAGCGCGTCGTAGATCTCTTGCGTCAGCCGGCCTTCGGCGAGGGCGATTTCGCGGGCCGCCTGGGCGTCAATCTCGCCTGAGTCGATGCGCAGCTTCGTTGCCTCCGCCTGGAGCTTCGACGTCTCCGCGCGCCGTTTGCTCTCGTCGATGTCCTCGGTTTCGAAGCTGAACGTGACGTTTGCGGGGAGGATTTGGTTGATCATCTGGGAGATGTTCTTGCGCCAGATGGCGGCGCCCTTGAGGCGCGCTTTTTGGTCCAGCGTCTCGCTCTGGGCACCGGAGCCCATGTCTCCCCGCGGGAGGGGCGCGAACTCCTGATACTCGCTCAGGAAGGCGAGGGAGAGCAGGGTCAGGTACTCCCGGAACTGCTGGTCGCGGTCGAAGCCGTCCGGGAGGCTCGCGAGCTCCAGCGTCGCCACATTGGCCGTGAGCTTGTCGCTTACCGTCGTCAGGATGACGGGGGGCTGATACCGCAGAAGCCCGCGCGAGTCTGCGAGGTTCTTCGCCAGCGTCACGGCCGATTCGAGCTCCGACCGGGTGACGCCGGAGAGCACGTGGATGGCTCGACCATGCCGGCCGCCCACTTTCTCGTCGGTATAGCGCTCGATGCTCTGCCAGGTTTTCGCGCCCTCGAATAGCCGGCTCATGGCCGACATCTGCAGGCCCGAGTAGATGGGATGTGAAACCGGCATCTCGAGCAGGTGGTACACCTGAAACCATTTCAGCCGATGGTACTTCCCGCGCCGGTCGAGGAAGATCACCGGCACCTCGGCGTCTCCGGTCACGAAGCAATTCGAGCTCGGGAGCACGCTCAGGCCCACGAGCGGAGCCTCAGGGCGGTCAGCCGTCCGGATCAGCTCGACGAAGGCGCCCACATCCTGGCTGAGATAGTTCAGACCCAGCTCCATGCAGAACGGTACCCAGCCACGACCAAACGACGCGGAGTCCAGCAACTTTCGCGAGGCCTCGCTGGCTCCCTCATCCTGGCTTTCGAGCTTCCAGGAGTAGCCCGCGTTCCGCGCGCAGATGGACGCCGCGGCTGAGCCCGCGAATGGTTCGATGGTCAGAAAGCGCTGGAGGAGCCAATCCCGCTGGTAGATCTGGGTGCCCCACTCGGGGATTTCGGTGCCATAGGTGCCCGTGAACATGAGGGCCAGAGCGGCCGGGCCCGCGGTGACGCCGAGGTCCTGGTCATTGACGCTGTAGCGCTGGGCCTGGAGGGCGATGGGGTCGGCCATGCGACGGCTCCCGCTCCCCCCGGACGCCGTCAGTGTAACGTGGCTGGGCGTTCCTGCCGACGACGCAGATGATAGGCCCGCATGTAGTCACGTGTGGCCTGGACTTGCTCCGGAGTCCTTGAGGCCCGCGCTCTTGCATCGACAAGCCGCTTGCACATTCGGCATTGCCGCCATCCGTTCTGGCCAATCCTGGTATTGGTGGGGCTGAACTCGTGCCCGTGATCACAATGAGTCTTACGCGCGTTGATGGCATTGGCGCTCATGCCGCGCCTCTTATTCTCCGCCAAGGTCACCGCCTCAAGATGGTCAGTCCGCACGCAACGCCGATTGCGACAGAGAGGATCCAGGGTCATGCCCTCTGCAATCGGCCCCCTGCCCAGCTCGTAGCCGAAGCGATGTGCCAGGGAAAGATTGCCCGTGCGGACACAGAACGCACCATACCCATCTGCCCTGACCGCTCCCTGCCATTCCCAGCATTCATCGCCGGACCCATGAGCTACCTTGCGGGCGAATCGTTCGCAGGCATCCTGACGGTAGTAAACACGTGGCATGACCACATGTCACCACGGCTAAACGTTTAGTTCCAGGATCCTCTTTACCGCCATGCTGGCCGCGACGGCGAGGTCGACCTTCTCAGAGGCGCGCCGCTTGACAATCCTCATCTTCGAGTCCTCGTCCTTCTGGAGGCGCGCCTTGGCGTTCCCGATGTGCTCCCGCAGCGCAGGATCGCCGTTGTGCCACACCTGGCCCGCCATCGCCAGCTGGAAAAGCATACCGTCCGCCACGAGGCGCTCGGCGCCTTGATCGAACTCCGAGATCCAGCAGAGCCCGTCCTTGCGCATGCGTTGCACCATCTGCTCTAGCTGGGTCGGGTCGTAGGTGAATTGCACGACGTTGTGAGGAGCGAGCGGCCAGTCCTTGGCCTTGCAACCCGCACATCCTTGATTCGGAAGGGATCGCGGGTGCCCAGCCGCGCAGCCTCCCTCGATGATGAGCCGAATCCAGCGCTCGCACTCCTCCAGGTCGATGCGCCCGGCGGGAGAATCCTGCGGACGCCAACGCTTGCAGGCCCGAATCGCCGCCTGATCGTGGCGCTTTGGGTGACGGGTGACGGCGACTACGCCGAAATTGTCGTATGTCACGGCCGCATCGGCTGCTAACACGATCGGCTCGTTCCAGCCCGGCCGGAGTGGCGGAAGTTCAGGATCGTGGAGTTGGTCCCAGCGGTCCAGCGGGATGTATTCAGCCTCGGGGTCGCCGGCGAGCGCATCGTCCGCCGTCTCCGGGGCGAAATACGACAGACCGAGCGGCGTCATGGTGCCCACGAGCGACTCGCGCCAGATGGCATCTCGTCCCGGGCGGCCCGTGTAGGGCACGAACAATGGATGGAGCCGGCTCCCTCCTGCTACAGCCTCGTGCCAGAGATCCGCCGAGTAGCGGTCTGGGCCACGGCCGCGAGTGATCACATGGCAAGTCCCTCCGGGCGCGACGGTCGAGACGACGCCGTTCCACAGCGCCTCCGCATCATCGATCTGGCTGAGTTCGTCCACGTGGGCATGCTGGCACGTCTGGTCAATCGAGGCATGGCCTACGGCCGGGTAGCTGACAATAGTCCGCACATCATCCGGGCCCATCCACGCTCCGCGCACGATGAGCGACTGGCTCGTCACGCCGCCAGCGCGCGCGACCTCGAATGTGCAGGCCAGGGCCGGCGGGAGGTGCTCTAGCCCGAAACGCACATAACCCAGCAGCGCCTGGCTGGCCCGCTGGTCAAGCGAAAACATGTGGACGCGAGTGTTTTCGGCCCCGAGGAGCAGGCGCCAGCCGTCGAAGGCGCATTCGAGCTCCGTGAATCCCTGTTTGCCTGCCTTCAGTCCGTACACCCACGGGTGCGCCTCGGCGGCGGCGGCGAGCTGGCGCTGTCCCTCCCAGAGGCCAGCCGCTATGCACTGGCAGCCCGGCCGCGAGCATGGCTCCTCGGGTTCGCGGTAGGTCGAAACGGCGCCGGTCTCGCGGTTTTTGAAGTGCCAGAATCGCAACCAATGCCGAAACGAACGTGTGCAGAGCACGCGGCGGACGAAGGCCGGGTCAGGGAGCGCTGAGAGCCGGGGGGCTGTTGCCGTTGCCATTGGCCGCCACTTTGTTCAGGAGCCGGTCCAGGTCCGCGAGTTCGTCCGTGGAGAGCGCGTCGAGCTGCATCACGGGCATGATCATGATGGGCCCGTCGTTGGGCCCAGTCAGGGCGATGGTGGCCCGGTCCAGTCCGAGGAGTTTGGCTCGGCGTTCCATGATCTTGAGGATGCGGTCAACGGCTGCGACATCGCCTCCTCGCGCGACAGACCAAAGAGAGCGTTGAAGCGTGTCCAGGCGGTCGAGCTCAAGATCACGGAGCTGCTCAGTCGGCTCGCGGATCATCCTCGTCAGGGCTCGATGGACCGCATGCGATGCTCCGGACTTCGAGGCGTAGCCCAGCTGCTCCGCGATGGAATCATATGTAAAGCCCGCCATCCGGAGTTCAATGGCCCGGGCGGTGCGTCGCTTCTCGGCGATCGCCTTTTCAGAGGTGCGGTTATTCGGTGTACTTGGCATAGGGTGTACTCAGCCCTTGGCGGCCGTCTGGCCTGTGTACTTTTCCCAGCGGGCCAAGACGACATCCGCATACTGGGGTTCGATCTCCATGGCATAGCATCGGCGACCGAGCATCTCGCAGGCGATCAGGGTGGTTCCGGAGCCGACAAAGGGGTCATAAACGGCCTCGCAATGATGATTCCGAATAGGTCTAGCCATGCACTCGACGGGCTTCTGCGTCGAGTGTCCGCCCTCAACATTCTTATCAAGAGTGATTTCCCAAAGCGTCGTTTGGGTACGATCATCGGTGCGGCCTGCGCCCTTGCCCTTTCGGACGGCATACCAGCATGGTTCGTGACGGACATGATAGTCCCCTCGACCTATGGGGAAGTGACTTTTGGCCCATATGATTTGCATACGAATCTCAAACCCCGAGCCTTGGATGGCCGCGGCGTGGACGAGACTCGGGGCACCCGGCGGGTGCCCCGAGTACAGCACGTCGCCGGGGAACAGTGCCCATGCCGCGCGCCAGTCCGCACGGTCATCATTGGTGACCTCGCCTATTCGGCTCGGCGAATAGGCGAGCAATCCCTTTGCGGCGGCCTCGTTTCGCCATGCCGGCTCATAGTTCACGCCGTAGGGCGGGTCGGTGACACATAGAAAGGGCATGGCTCCGTCGAGGAGCCGGGCTACATCCGCCGCGTTCGTGCTATCCCCGCAGACCAGCCTATGATCGCCTAGTACCCATAACTCCCCACGTCGACAGCGCGGTGCTATTTCAGCTGGGCACGGAAGATCATCCTCGGTTCCGACGCGTTCAGCAGCTCTTGCTCGCGCTAACAGCGAGGTCACCTCCTCCCTATCGAAACCCAAACTGGCGATGTCTCGCCCTTCGGCTTCTAGTGCCGCCAAAACGGCGGCTAGGTCGTCTTTGACCCACTCGCCCCACTGTTGGTTGTCCCGAAGGGCGCGCTCACGAGCCAGCTGGTCGGGCACGTCCTCTACGATCGCCGGGATCGTCTCCATGCCGAGGTGCTGGGCTGCGCGGAAGCGCATGTTTCCGGCGTAGATGGTTCCGTCTGCCTGGGAGAGGACGGGGCGGCGCCAGAGGAACTCGGGGTCGGCTTCGATGCTCCGGCAGAGGTTCTGAAATCGGGCGTCGCTGATGGTACGCGGGTTCCAGGCCGCGGGACGGAGGGCAGTCAGCCCTACCGCTTGAACATGCCCTTCCATCAGCCCCGCCGAATCCCTCCCTGAAGGATGCCGCTGAGCTTACCCTCGAGGGTCTTGCCCTGGCGATGCGCGACCTCCCCGAGCCGCGGCCAGCGCCGCCGTTTCATTTCGTCAGTCTGCGTGTCCTCGGTCTCCCTCTCCTCACCGGAGCCACCGACCCAGCGCGCATAGGAGATGCGGTTCTCGACCCCGAGCCCGTCAGATACCTGCGTCGCCGCCCAGAACTGGCCATAATGCCCCGTGCGCACGTAGTTCGTTGGCATCTGAGCCGGGTAGGTCGAGACCTCGCGGAGAACGCTGCCCTGCCAGGAACGCAGCGCCTGCGCGACCTGCGCTTTCGTCTGCGGGTTCAGCTGGAGGTTGGGTTTGATGGGGATGAACTTGATGGAGACCGTCACGGCTTTGCCTCCTGCTGCGCCGCCCGAGCCGCAGCCTCAAGCAACCTTGAGGCTGTGTATGGCGTCATCCCGGTTTTCTTCGCGAGCTTCTGGATGGCCCGCTGCACCTGCTGCGACGTCGAGTTACTCACGGCCGGCGCTCCCTGCGCATTCAGTGTCCGGATGAGGAGCCCTTCGCGGGCCACGAAGCGAGCGAGATCCGACGGAAGGCGCCGCCGCTCTGCGCGATCTGGGCGGTAGAGTTCGTACGCTGGCGCCATCTCGCCGTCATCGACGATGTAGGACACCGATGCTCGCCCAAGGCATGTCGGCCGCGGACAGGGAATCGGCTGCGGCAATGCGCCATCGACGGCGTAGCGCACCGGATATGCCTGCCGACACGGCACCGAGCATGTGCAGGTGAGAGTCGGCGGCCGACACTCGGGGCTTAACCCGTAGCAGGTCGCACAGCGGTAGATAGCCTGTCTGCCGTAAGGCACGCCTCAATCTCCTCCCAATCCCGCGGCCGCCACACCGCGACATCGCCGCCGTTCTCCTCTAACGCCGTGATCCATTGTCGTTGAACTTTCGACGGATAGTTGTCATCTGCCTTCAGCTCGCGGTAGAGGATGTGCCCGTGGCCCACGAGCACAAGATCCGGCCAGCCGCGGACGAGCGGGTCGCCAATCATGGCTCCCCTGCCGACGAACATCCGGGAATCCGAGACGTGAAACACGCGCCAGCCGCAGCGCGTCGCCAGATCGATCACGGCCGACTGGAACGCCGACTCCGAGACCCGGAACAGGTGTGACTGCAGCGGCATCGCCTCATGATAGCCGACCGTCAAAGTAGTCCAGGTCCGGGATCGAATTCAGGAACATGCGCTCGCTGCCGCAGATCCGACACTCGCCCCGGGCTTCGGGGCCGTTGGGCTCCTCAAGGCGCCATCGATGTACGTGCCCGTTCGGCGACGGCTCGGGTCGCACGTGCGGCTTGGAGTCGCGATGTGCCCAGCGGCGCACGGTGAGCGCCTTGCCTGCGGTCATGCTCCCTCCGTGAGGCCATGTGCGGTCTGTATACGCTCCCGTTGGCGTTTGAGTGCCGAGATTTCGCCCTGCAGTCGCATGTTCTCTGCCTCCAGTTTCAAGAGCTGAGCCTGAAGCTCTCGGATACGATCGAAGTCCTTCGCGCTCGTCATCACACGTCCTCCTCGCGGACATATCCGCCCGCCACCATCCACGACGCCGCGCTGTCGCCGAGATGGGGGACTGGATGCCTATCCCCCCGTTTCGGGTCTCTGGTCATGTCGAGACCCCAGAAACGCTGACAGTCCACGCAGAAGGCGCCTGTCCCCACCGTTTGATGAGTCCCGCAGCGACGATCTAGGAAGCCCGCGAAGGTCCCCCGTGGCTTCATCTCCGGGCCCTCCCTCGCCGGCCAGCCAGCGCCGGCGTCTTCGTCTGTTCTACTCGGGCAGCGACCCACTCTCGCACCCTGGCCGCCGCGCAGTCGTTGCAACGCATGCCGTCCTGAGGGCATTCGGGGGTCTCGGCGCCACAGTCCACGCAGCTGCTCATGGCAACAGCCCCCAATCCTGCGCCAGTGTCCGAGCCCCGTTCCGGGTCACGTGGTCGGGGCAAACCACCTGCCACCAGCCGCTCGCCCGTGGCTCCCCCGGGTGGCAATCCGGGCACCATCCCGGCCGGTCGGAGAAGTGCCGCAGCCAGTTGATCTGATTTCCGCACAGCAGTGCCCGATCATACAGCCAGAGCAACCGCGGCAATGGTGGCCATGTTCGCGGGTCGCTCTCCGGTTCGGGGTCTTCCCATTCCCATCGCTGCCCCAAGTAGAGCACCATCCCGCGCGCGAAGCGACCAAGCGTTTCCTCCAGATCCTTACGAAGACCTTCGAGTTGGAGCAGGCCGGCCTGCTCGCGCGCACGCGTCAGTTCTTCCCCCGTGGGCGCGGGCAGTTCCTGCTGCTGCCCGGTTCGGCGCAGTGTCACAGCCATCAGATCAGCTCCTTCCAGTGGGTCGGCGTCGCCGACGAAAGATGGATCACGCGCTCTTTGGCTCGCGAAACGGCAACGTAGAACACGCGCCGTTCCGGCTCGGGGTCCCGGATGGCCTCTCGGGTCGCGGCAGGAGGCATGCCGGACATGAGCACTACCGTGTCCGCCTCCAGCCCTTTGAATGCGTGGATGGGGCCTACCGAACACACCTCGGCCGCCCGGCGCGGATCGAGGTACTCCTCGCCATAGTTCCGTTCAACTCGCCGCAGGTACTCCAGCCGGTCGAGCGAGACGCGCGAGAGTGGCTCGACCGAGCCTGAACCAATGGCGCTGACGAGCATCTCTGTTGCGCCGAAGTCCACGAGTTGCGGCAGCTTGACGTGCCAGCTACGACGCTGCTCGCGGTCCATGTCGTGCAGCAACTTCTTGGCTCCGTGCATCAGCCATGGGCCCCGCGATGGGATCGCCTCGTAGAAGAGCCGGAGCTCCTCCAGGCTGATGCTGCCGTGGCGCAAAGCGACGAACCTGTAATATGTCACGGCTCCGTTTCCCGACACGCCGCGAGCGCCTCGCCTGTCCGCGAAGGGGTATCCACGCGCCTCGAGCTCGTCCATCACGGGATCCGTCATGTAGTGGGCCCGGCCCATCACGAACGTTGACCGGAGCTCGAGGTCCGGGAGGTCACAGACATGCGTGATGGATCCGCCATCGCGCAAGGCCACCGTGTGCTTTTCCTGGCGCTGTGTGTTCCGGCCGATGATATCCTCGGCCTCTGCCACCACCTCGCTCGCCGACCTGTGGTTCACGTGCAGGATATCCCTCGCGCGCGTGCGCGCGTGTAGGAAATTTTGCGCGTCGGCCCCTATGAATGAGTAGATTGCCTGATCGTCGTCGCCGGCCAGGTAGGCGACCTCGGCGTTGGCTGCGAAGGCCTGCGCGACCTGCCACTGCAACGGCGTCGAATCCTGGGCCTCGTCCAGGACGAAGCACGCCAGGGGCAGCCGCGGCGGGTGCATGACGGCATACTCCAGCATGTCGTCGAAGTCGTAGAGGTCTTCCTCTGCCTTCCAGGCCCGGTAGGTGACGAAGATCTGCTCCATCCGGTTACCGACCCACAGGTAGGCGATCTCCGGCACGGGCGGCCTGTCGCGGAGGGCCTGAGCGATGGAGATCAGCCGGTTCCGCGCATAAGACCAGACCCCCTGGATTACCCCGCCGGGGCTGCGTGTGTCCTTTTCGGTCGATGCCCATTCCTCGGATGCCGTGTGCCGCGAACGGCGGTACGGGATGCCATGGGCCGCGAAGAACTCCCCAATCTGGGTGTCGGCCATCCGGCCGTCGAACGAGTAGTGGCGCTTGCAAAGGGCATGCAGGGTCGTGTGGTGCCGGCCGGGCTCGCCGTCTGGGTTGACTCGGCGAGCGATGTCATGGGCGGCTGCCCGGGTGAAGGAGACGATGGCTGCTTCGGGCAGACGGAAGTCGCCGGCAGCGACATGGTCGCCGAGGATTCGGACCACCTCGCGGGTTTTGCCACTGCCGGGCGGCCCAAAGATCGTCAGGCTGTTCGGGTGTTCGAACAGCATTTTCATTGCCCCCAGTCATGGACCTGGCCATGCTAGAAGCTAGAGCTAGAATGGCCGTATGGCCACCGTGCGGAGCCTCTAGCACTAGCAGGAATCTATTTGCGCTAGGATTGGTCTCCGTCTCTAGTGTCAGGCGACATAAGTCGTGTGTCGCCCTCTAGCCCATCTAGGCTTTTATCGGCCGGGAAGCCCCATGCCCATTGCTGTCTGTTGTTAATCCTCACGTTGCGCTTCTCGGCGCCGTGGCGCACGGCGACCGCCCAGAGGGCCCGCTGGTCCACGCGCACGATGCCCCGACTGATCAGGGCCTGCCGCAGCATCCGCCCCGTCGTGTGGATCCACCCATCGCGCTCCAGTGGCTGTCCGTGTGCGAAGTCCTCGGCCGTCTCTGACGCTCCCCGCAGGTACTCCTGCGTGATGGCCCAGAGGATCCCGGGCTCCGAGGCATCTTCGGGAGACTCGACGTGTTCGATTTTGTCGATGAGGTCGGCGAGGATCTCATCCCAATCCGTCTCTTTAAGGCGTGGGATCAACAGATCCGCCTGCTCGGCGATTGCCATCCGGACTGTTCGGTGCGCCACGAGCTGGGTCATGGTCAGGCGGATGGTAACACCTGTCACGACCAGTTCATAGGAGGGGGGCTCGGTCGCGAGCTTGTGCAATCGCTCATAGGTTGCTCGCTGCACGCGGACCAGGACCTCGTGCCCGGCCGGATAGCCGGCCACCGACCGGGCGATCTTCTGCACCTCCGCGGCCGACATCGGCGATGGATGCCGAGCATTCTCGATTTCTGCGGCTGCTAGCATCGACTCGTAGCCAGCCCCACGGGCTCGCATCGCTCCGAGGAACGATGTCAGCGAAACGTTGCGCTGACCATCCTGCATAACCTGCCGGCTATCCCGCGGGCGCCTGGCCTCGAGCAACTCCACGGCCCAGGCCGGAAGATCTAGCAGGGGAGCATCCCGAACGGTTCGCTCCCACTCGTAGATCCGGCCGCTGGCGTGGAGACTCGGCGGGGCCACGATGTACCCGCCATCGCCCCGGATATCAAGCCCGGGGCCCAACAGTCCGCTGCTGTTCGCGATGCGCCTTCCGACCGGAGCTCGGAAAACATAGTGTCCTCCGCCACCGCCCGTGAGGGATGTCGCGGTGTCCAGCCATTCCGTCCCGTGCTTCGCCTTCAGGTCAGCGAGGGACTCGTCGCCGCCGTGGCGAGGGTCGACATCAAGAGCCACCAGTCGCGAGGGCCCGCAGGCAATAGCAATGTTGGCCGTGGGCCAACCATGCCACCAGCCCCGGATGATGGCCTCGTCGACCGTCGCATCCTTCAGTCCGTTACGGGTCCGAGGATGCTTGCCGACGTTCTCACAGGCAGGCTTCCGGCAATCGCACTGCCCGTTCGGTAGCGGTGTGTGGAGAGGAAACACGTGCCATTCGCGCTTGATGTACGCGAGTGCGGCACTCAATAGCCTGCCTTCCTCTCCTGCCGCTGGTTGAGCCACTGGCTTTACCAGTCGCTCTCGGCGTTTGCCGGCCGTCGTTGCCGTGGACGTTCACCAGGCGGCCGACTCGTCCCTCGCTGAGCAGCAGGCCGTCGTTCGAGGGGTAGCAGGGTCTCGATCCGAGGGCGAATCTGGCCGGCGTTCTGGCCCTTCTCGATTTTCTTGTTCTTGACGACGAGCTGGGCGCGCTTGCCGATCCAGTCATCGGGCTCGATTTCAGGCTCCTCCATGTCGTAACCGATCGCGGACATCAGCATGTACAGGTTAGATTTGTCGTTCAGAACTGGAGGGTCTTCGTAGAGGCCGTCGGGGATGCGTACGAACTGTGCCAGCGTCGCCGGGGCTCCGTCTTCCTTGAGGTAGTCTTTCAGTTCCCACTCGACGATGTACTGGTCGAAGCTCTGTCCGTCCCACTCGCCTACACGATCTCTGACGTCTTTGATGCTGGCAGGGTACACCCCATCGTCCACCTGAGGGATTTCGAAGTTTCCACCTTGGCCGATTTTGGCTCTGCCGAAGCTTTTGGCGCTCATGGTTTCATCCTTTCTATGCTTTGTGTGCGCCGTTGATGGTTCTGTGAGGCATGCAACGCTCTAGGTATGGGCAGCTCCTTCCGCATAGAAATGACCCGGGATTCGCGGGGAACGTGCCGGTCTCGAAACCGCGCTCGACTCCCGCGAGAATCTCGCCGTACCAGGTTGCATCTGCCCGCGAGCGTTCCGTATAGACGAACTCGCTCGAGACGTTGCGGCCCGTGTCGATGGCTCGCGCGTAGGCGAACAGGATCGGCTCATCGAGCATGTACCCGTAGGCAAACGGCTGGAGCTCACGATCGACCTTGTCCGATGCCATCCGGCGTTTGCCGGTCTTGTTGTCGCCGATGACCTCGGCGCCGTTGACCGTCCCCTGCCAATCGATGTAGCCGACGAAGTCGCGGCCGGAGGGCAGGGGACGATGATACTCGATCTGAACAGCCGAAGGCCGGATGTGAGGCTGTAGATTGATGGCCCATTCCTCAGCGAGACGAAGAGCTGAACCGAGGGATTTCCGAGCAGAGCCATCCTCTCCCCAGTCAATTGCCGCCGCACCACCCTCGGCATACACTCGGTCGCGGAACGATTGCTCCGCGACCTCCTGGACCATGGTGGATCCGAGATCGATTTCAATTTCGAGCTTAGTCTGAAGGGCGTAGTTCCACGCCTCATCGCAGGCCGAGCCGATGATCAGGGCGGGCACGGGCGGGCTCGGGATCTCCTCGATGTAGCGGAACCATGCTTTGCGTGGGCAGTCGAGGTAGGTCGAGACCAGGGAGTGGGAGAAGCGACGCATGCGGGAGGTCGTCGTCACGGCTTTCCGCCGGCCAGCGCTCGCCACTCCGCCTGGCACCTCTCGTGCAGGCCATGGCTTACGGGTAGGCGCCCCTCGGCGATGATCTGATCACAGATGATGCAGACGACCTTCTGGGGAAGGGAATGCAAATCGTGATGCTCGGCTTCGAGCTCGTCAAACGACCATTTCATCAGCTCGGGGAGGGGGAGAATGACACGGGCCCGATGCCCATCGAGGGGGAGCCCAACATGAATAGCAAGAGCGGACTTGGTCAGTGGGGCAGGGTGCGGATGGCTCACCGTCGCCATCCCACGAGCACGCCGATCACGGTGAGAATCAAGGCCGCCTGGAGAAGAATGGTTGCCAATGAAACACGCTCCCGAGATATGTGCGGCCCGGGCCGTCGGTCCCGCTCTCGGGAAACGGTCCTGGACGCTTTGCCTACAGCTTCGGGCCCTGATCAGGGGCCACCCGGCCGCAAGCCGCATGATACACCCCCTTTCGTGAGAGGGGAATACGGCCGTTCGGGCCCCAAAAAGGGGCCCGTTCGGTACCTCTGCGCGGCCGAGCAGGCCTTCGCCGCCGCGCTGCACGGGATGACAACGCCGGCACCCGACTCCCCCGACCTATGCCCCACCGACGCCGGGCAGTGCCGGCGCGCCGCCCGTCTGCGCCCTGGCGGGCCTGGGCCACCCTCGGGCCCGTCTACTGGGGTTGCCTCAGCCGGCAGGGCCGCTCGGCCGATGAGCCCAACGTCTCCGTGCCTGATATTCACGAGTCTCCTCCTGTGCGTGCGTAGGCCTGTCCCTGGCGGACGGCCGCCTCGATGCCTTTCTGCTTCAGCTGTTGGCAGAAGGGCCCCGGTTTCCTGCCGTTGAGCTCCAGGCGGCACCATTGCCCAGGATGTCGGGCAAGGGCCGCGAAAAGGGGCGACAGGTCCAGACCGGGGCCCGCCCGCGAGCGGGCGGGGAGATCGTCCACGACCTCGGCGATTGTTGGCAGTGACATGTTGTTCCTCCTCAGGATGATGTTGTTGGAGGCTCCTCGCGGAGCCGTTCAACCGTTGCCTCGTGGCCGGCAATGGCCTCGTCCCAGGTCGCGTAGCGCTCGAGCTCGCCGTCGTGCGGCCCCCCCGAAGAC